TAAAAATGACCGTATCGGTTCAATTTTTAGCATTACAAAATGACTCTACAAAATGACCCAGCACTCTGCCCTAATATAATTCTGCGAAATATCTGCGATTTGTCTCTAAAAACTAAATCAAAAAACTAACAAAAAACTAAATCAAAATCAAAACTAAATCAAAAAACTAACAAAAAACTAAATCAAAATATCTTACACAAGGGTCGTTAGGGTCGTTTCGGGGGTCTGAACCTCTAAGATATGAAAAAAATAAAAAATAAACCAAGTCTAAAAAAAAATATATTCCCCGTCACAGATTCTCTTGAAACGACCCTAACGACCCTTGTGTAATACATTTGTCTCCAAATCTAAAATCCAAATCTTGCTAGGATTGTGTTGTTTCTTTTTTATTTTTCTAAATCTAAAATGGAGACAAATAAATACACAACTATACACACCACTTGTCTCCAAATCTAAAATATAAATCTTGCTAGGATTGTGTTGTTTCTTTTTTATTTTTCTAAATCTAAAATGGAGACAAATAAATACACAACTGTACACACCACTTGTCTCCAAATCTAAAATATAAATCTTGCTAGGATTGTGTTGTTTCTTTTTTATTTTTCTAAATCTAAAATGGAGACAAATGAGCTCTGGATATTTGATGAGAAAAAAAAGAAAATTGAAATAGATTTTTAATAGATTTAATAGTATAATACCAAACAAGATAAACTACAAGATGAACTGCGAACACTGTAAAAAGAAACTATCGGATATGTATGTCATCGGAACTGTCGGTACAAGACACATCAATGAAGTCGGACAAAATGTCGATACAGGAGATAAAGAATTATATTATTGTAATACTGAATGTAGTAGTAAGTATATTGAACATTCTCTGGTAAAGAGAAAAATAATATTTATGAAACAGTCAAAACAAAAGGCTGAACAATTAGAAAAGTGTTATGAAGATGGAGAAATGCAATCCACCTTAATCGTGATTCATTTCTATAAGGCAGTCATAAATTTTCTTAGAGGCAAAATAAATGAAAAGACATTTCAATTCTTCGCACAAGACGCTATGGAAGTTGGAAATCAAATAGCCGATGCTATATATTTATCGATAGTCCGGGACACACAATATGCTATTACTATGATGGCTTAATCCATAAACGTTTCTAGACTATGCTTATCACTAAGGTCAGCATCGTTGTCTTTGTGTTTATATTCAAATAAATTTCCAAAAGCAGTATCGTTATGTGAATAAGCAGACACAAGGTCTCCTTTCACACGATGATGGTTAACCTTCCTATCTAATTCTCTTTTTATTTTTTTGTCGGTTGGTTTAATAGAATTATGAAAAGGTAAAGTATAACCAGAATTAAATACATCTACTTTGGATACTCTGTCTCTTATAGATTTAGACTGAGACACATTGTTTAACGCAATACTTCCGCCAAGGGAATGGCCACCCAAGGTATAATCTTTGTTATCACCATATTCACGCATAATGGAGCGAGTCTTTTGTCTTCTTTCTCTGAATTGTGGATTGATACGCTGAACACCAGTAGCCAACGCAATATCGGATATTATGTCTCTTGGATTTCGTATATTGGTTCCACTATAATTAATATGAACGTTGTCTCCTTTGATTGCCGTCAGCACATCTTTGTTTGTATTTTTTTTATCTAATTCATAACCTAATTTAGACAATCTTCTAGAAGCTTTTTTGTGTGCCTTTTCTTCAGGTAAATCAGCATACAAGTAGTGTAAATTCGCAATCTTTGCTTTTTCGTTTAGCATATGTATAAAACCAACATAAAATAATATTAATCCATTATATTATGTCGGCGACCATTTGTATACCGACGTTCAACAGAAAGAAATTTGAAAAATTAATAGAACATAACATCAATACTCAAACCTATTATAACATTAGGGAGATACTAATTTTAGATGATAGTGATATAGATGAGCCACTATGTATAAAAACGAAATACCCTATAAGATATTACAGAGTGCCAAGATGTTCGATTGGAGACAAGCGAAACGCATTGGTTCAATTAACCAATACGGAATATGTAGCGTTTATGGATACGGATGACTTTTATAGTGATTATATTGCTTACTCTATTTTTGAAATGGAAACAAACCATAAATCAATCGCAGGATCAGCCGATATGATTGTGTATTCCGAAGGGTCTTTTTACAAGCAACGTTGTTTATTTTTACATATGTTAAATGAAGCCACGCTTGTGTTTAAGAAAAGCGTAAATCCAGTGTTTGCGTCTTCCAATAATAATGAGGCCGTTCCTTTTTTGTCTCTAAATCTAAAAAATATTATTGAGACAAATATTGACAGAGTAATGTCTTGTGTATCTCATAATAGTAATACGATTAGTAAAAGTCAATGGATACAAGATAAATTAAAGATAGAACATTTGTCTCAATATAAAGAACATCAAAAAATATTATGTGGTTTAAATATATAATGAGCCTACACCAACTCACGACGAAACTCACACCGCAACAATCCAATTACATTCCCGCTGGTAAGTTTATCTACACCGATGAAACATTCTTAATCAAACCACCCATCGATTCACGGGGCGAAGCCTACCCACGACAAGGCAAACCACTTGTCGAACACGGGTTTAGTTATGCCCACCACAATCCAGAATTCATTTACAAGGCGGGTGGTAAGCCACTAGACCAGAATTTCAACACATTGATATACAATAAACTAACTGGATATACATAAAATAACCATATATACTATATGAGTTATGCCTTAGACACGGCCTACAGCAACCAAGTTATCTTCCTCAATTCAAATAATTGTAATTTTAAGTCGATAGATGGTATTGGTTCTTATGTGTATAACTTACAAACGCCTATACAAAAACCGTCAAATACAATGATGCTTTTAAGCATTACCGATGCCCAAATTCCTAATGTATCGCCTAACGTCACTTCGTCAAACAACCAGATTTCCTTTTACATTCCGACTTTTTCAAAATACTTCACTATTACGGTTGGAGACTCAGACGGCGACGCGGTATATTCAGCAGATGAATTTATCAATGAAGTCAATGAGAAGATACTTCCAAACGCTTTGGAACAATTTTATTTATACGGCACTTACGAATTTAGTAGAGCAAAAGTAAAATGGATAAGCAATCATTCTTTTCAAATTATAAACACAGCGTCCTACCCAACGACTTGTATTGATTTATTAGGATTTAGAAAAGACAGAAATAATAATTTACAACAAACAGAAGACGCATTATTAAGTTCAACCGTCAATCCGTCCTTTCACATAACCATGCCGTCATCTGTTAATTTTACAGGAGCAAGATACATTTTTGTAAAGTTTAAGAATATTAGTGTAAATAATTTAAATTCACGAGGCATAACAGATAATGCGATGGTTCGTATCGACAACAACGCACCATCGGGATATATGATATTTTACAGACCAAGCGAAGTTCAGCGGTTTATTGTAGGCAAACAAACCATTAGTAATATAGAATTTACACTAACGGATACATTCGGAGATGAGTTGAATATATTTAGCAACGACGCACAAATCACATTGAAAATCGAATATATGTATAAACCAGAGATGCGAAGCTTTGAAGAGGGTACTATTAATTATGAACTGAGAAAATTAGGAAAGATACCCAAAGACGAAGAGACATTGAAGGATATTTACAATCCAGAGACAAACAGGTTTGAAAAAGACCAAATTGTAGGTGTGTAAAAATAAAATATCATATATAGTTATATGGCATTTGGAACGAAGAAACCAGCAAGCGCGAGAATTGGATTGAAAAAACAAGCCCATCATGTGAATCGTTTGGGATTAAAAGCCTCTAATTTGGCTATGTCGGCAGGAGCAGTGGTGGCTCTTGCGGGCCCAGAAGCATTGCCAGTAGCATCGGCGTTGGAAGTCGCAGGTGGAGCAGGAAAAGCCATCTTTGGTCTTGGCTCAAAATTAGTATAAATGAATTTAAATTGTAATTATTTTTTTATATTTTACATATATATATGTCCGACGCCATGGCCGAATCGCTTAATTACCCCGCAATGAAGATGCGTGCTGTTGCCAGCCGCTCCTATCGTGTAAAAATTAGTCCAGTCAATGGACAGACGTTTAAATCAGGTCAAACCATTAATATTGATATGCCTTCTAACTTATCGGGCACGTATGTGAATTGGAACCAATGTTATTTAAAATATAAAGTAACCGTGAATGGCGGTACTGGTCATCGTCTTGACCGAGGAGGAAGTAATTCGTTCCTCAATCGTGTTCTTTGCCAGACGGCGGGTGCACAAATCTTTGATTGTCCAAATCACAATTTACTGATGACTATTCTTATGGATAGCGACTCGTCCCCTGCTTACAAAGCTGGTGTAGGCAATGTTCTTATGGGGACTTTAGGAGGTGTCCAATCGGGCGAACCCATCGCTGCTTCTACGGCACGGACTTATTGTACTCCATTCGTATTACACCCGTTTGGTATGTCAACTCCTCATCGGCTTATGCCACTATTCTCGTCTGCCCCTGTTCAATTTAAACTAACACTAGCATCCGCTACGGAATGTTTAAAATCAACCACCGCCGCAACCGATATTGATTTTGAGGAAGTAGAACTGGTTTGTGTATTCACTGAACTTAGCCCAGGTGCTCAGGCACAAGTAGACGCCATGTCGGGTGGTGTATATAACATTCTTGCCGCATCCTACCAAAATGTAGGAACCACGATGAGCGCAGGAGCAACTGCGGTTACCGCCAACCTTGGTATTAGTGTTTCTTCTCTCGAACGAGTGATTGTATGCCATCGACCAAGCGCCAGTCTAATTGCTACTGGTTCTTATAGTTTAGGACACCGCATCAAAAATGGTCTTACGCAATATTCTATTTTTGTCAATGGAGAACAATATCCCGCCCGACCTGTTGTGGTAGAAGATAAATGTGCCGAAGCACTTGCCGAGTTTTTACTCAGCGACCACTCGCTTGTCAACTTCGACAAACAATCGTCTTTCAACATTGCTGTAGTAGCCAATGCCTCAGCTCAATCCAATGGTCTTGATGGTGGTTCGGCTCGTGGTATTCTAGAACCATATGTAGTGAATGCTGGTCTTGGTACCGAAGCAGGCACCACCGCGGTTGGTTCGAGCTCGAATGTTGGCTCTTTCATTACCGCCATTGAAATGGAGACTGGTCTCAGCGATGGTCGATCGCAACGTCTATATTCGGGTATTAGTACCATTAGTTCTACGGTCAATTATCGCGGTGTGTATTCCTCTGCTCCACTCGATGCACAGATTGATTTCTTTTCCATGAATACTGTGCTCTTGTCACTTAACAGCCGGGGGACAAATGTGTGGACGATCTCGGTATAAGTGTCTGGGGTGTTTATTTAATTTATAGATAGTATGAATAAACTATAAATTAAATCGTTTTTTAAAATCAGCAATCGACGCTTCTTTGGTTGGTAAATTCCAAAGTACCCAACGAGACAAAGCACCCGCTGTCGTCGGATCGTTCCAATTTTCATTTACCTTGTGTCGAGCAATATAAGCATCTTTTTTTTGCTTAGCAACGTCTTTGTCTCCTTTGGAATAAATAGTAAAGTCTTTTAATCCTTTTGCTCCAAAGTGAATCGTTCGCCCGTTGCTAAAGGTTGCCATCTGCTTTTTGTCGGAGTTCGTGGAGGGTTTAATAGAGACAAGTTTCATATAATATAATATTATTTTAATTCTTCTACAATCAAATCTTTTAAGCGTTGTATTAAATCACTCGGTATTTTACTTCTTTGTTCGGCGTTTCCATTTCTATATGCTTTATAAAATCGTTTATCTCTTCCATCGTGATTTTTGTATTTTACAATATATTTATCTTCACTCATAAAAGGTTTTTTTTCTTTTTCCCATAGAGGCATATTAGACCATATATGAGTTGGTTTAGGAAATCCCCAATCATTATAATTCGCATAATATACTAATGTGTTATGTGCTTTTTGTTCTTCTATGAAATCTTTTAATGGTGGAAAATGTATCATTAATCCTCTTGGATTTTCTATAAACCACGCTTTACATTTAAAATATTTTAGAATCTCTATTACTCTTAAAACCATATTATTACCAAGTGTTGCTTTTTCTTGGTGTTGATTATCGTGTCCGTATATATTTTCTTTAGTTCTATATTTTCCGCCAGTAGCAAGCGACCAAGTAGTACAATCAGGGGACGCCCAAATTACTTCAAAATAATCAGACGGATATTGCTTATAATCCCAAGTTAATATATTATCTGTATGAGTTGCTTTAAACTTCGGATTATAATCTAAACTAATGACTTCATACTTATCTTGTTGAAATACATCTCCAACACATTTAGTTCCAGAAAATAATTCTAACAACTTCTTCATATAATATTATATTATTTTAATTCTGTAAGGGTAACCCGTTTTGCCTCAACCTTTTTCAATCAAAGTTTATTGTAAATTCACCTTCGGTAATCTTTAGGGGAGGGGTTCGATTATCCACTACTTTGTTTTCTTCTTCTGTAGATTTAGCAAGTATTTCGTAGACCTCATCGCTAAAGCCCGGAAACTTTTCTTCATAGTAATCTTTCCCATAAACTTGGTAGTTGACGCTGTTCCAATCTAAATTGTCTAAATATTCTTCGTCAGCACAATAGTCTAGCAACCCATCGAACACTTTAGCAAAGTCATCGTGTTCAACCCATTGTCCTTTGTTATCGTCGTCTAATGTAGACAAATCGGGAATATGTTCTGTGTCTCTTTTGATTAAACTATACGTGTCTTTGATAGATTTCTTAAATTCGAATTGTTGTTTCGCATCATGTAAATCCATTATATAGTTAAAATATATTTTTTTTTTCTTTTCACAATGTATAATGTCCTATGTGAATTGTGTATCCGATACCGAAAGCGAACCAGACCAAACAAAAGAAGTGGTTGAAACTTTAGAGAAAAAACCAGTCAAGAAACGGGCGCCTCGTAAACCTAAAACCGAGCCAGTGCCTGAGCCCGTGCCTGAGCCCGAAGAAGCACCCAAGAAACGTGCCCCTCGTAAGCCTAAAGCCGATCCCGTGCCTGAGCCCGAGCCTGAGCCCGAAGAAGTACCGATTAAGAAGAAACGTGCACCTCGCAAACCTAAAGCCGAGCCAGAGCCAGAACCAGAGCCAGAGCCAGAAGAAGTACCGATTAAGAAGAAACGTGCGCCTCGCAAACCTAAAGCCAAGCCAGAGGTTCAACCAGTTGATGAACAAGTGGTTGAACCGAAACCCACTAAAAAGAAAGTAGTTGTAGAAGAACCCGTATTACCCGTAAAACGACAACCTACCGAAGCACAAAAAATCGCATTAGAGAAAGCAAGGGAGAAGCGTCGTATAGCAAAGAAAACGAAATCAGACCTACAAATCACAACCCAACCAACGTCAATTATCTTTGTATAATATATGAGCTTAAACATAACAGAAAAAAAAAATAAACGCCTTAAAATTATGAATACGGCTAATCATTTAGACAAGCCACTTGCCCAAGATATTCCGTATCCTTTACCACCTTGTTCTGGTTTTAATTTTGTGATTAGTGGAGCTTCGGGAAGTGGAAAAACGACTCTGCTTACGTCGATGATGTCGGCGAAGAAGATGAATGGTGTTCGACAATCTTATCGCAAATGCTTTGACAAAATATTAATATGTTCGCCGACACTGGGTGCTGGCAAGTCCGCCAAGAAAGATGTGTTCGCGGATGTCCGCGCCGAACAAAGATGGAAAGAATTTACAAACACCACGATGAACGAAATATTTAAAACCGTCGAAGACAACCGAGATGAAGAAGAGAACACGGTGTTAATTTTGGACGACATAGGCGCTCAGCTCCGTCGCTCGGCAGGGGCTGAAAAGCAACTGGTTAGTCTTCTACAAAATCGTAGGCATCTATTTTGTAGTGTGTTTATATTAGTCCAAAAGTTTAAAGACTTACCTTCTGGAATAAGAAATAATATGACACACTTTGTAAGTTTCAGACCAAAGAACCAATTGGAAATGGAAAGCATATGTTCCGAAGTATTTCCTTTTAGCAAAAAACACTGGCAACAAGTGATCGATTACATTTTTGAAAACGACGATAAATTTAGTTTTTTTATGATTGATATGTCTCTACGGGACACCAACAAGTTTAAATATTTTAAAAAGTTCGACGAAATCTTTATTGAAAATACAAATATATAAAGGTATATATATATGCCTCCGAAACGCAAGAAAAAAGCAAAAACACCGAAGACACAATCACAAAGGCAAAGTGTGACTGTAAATATTAATAACACAAAACCAAAGCGTAGTAAATCGCGTCGTAGGTCTGCTTTACCCGCGTCCTATCCTCCACAAATGGCTCCGACGTTTGTGACCAGTAATCAAGACTTCGATAGGATTTCTCCTTTGTTGGCAGGTATATTACAATCACAACAACAGATGTTCAGAGATATATCCGTCCCGACCCAACCAATGATTAAAGCGGAGGAACCAACTCCTCCTCCAAGAGTGCCTCCACCACTTCCTCCAAGACCTACCTCTAATTTTCAAAACCCTAATTCTTTACAAGGGTTCGGCGCTCCTCCGCCGTTACAATCAAGTGCGTCTGCCAAATCAACTGGGTCTGTCCAATCAAGTGTTATGGGTAGTCCAAAAGACTTTGACAACGTCGAAAATGATTTTGTAAGCACATCATTACCCCAAAAGAAAGCACCACCAGCAAGAAGTAAGTTTGATGAACCCTTACCTGATTTAAAGCCAATTCCCGAACCTGTTCAACCTTCAAAAAAATCGATGATACCTGATAAATCTTTTGTTAGTAAAACGTATAATCCAAGACACCAAGAAATATTAAAGACCGAGCCAAGGAGTGAATCTTTAAATCGTGCTACAGAAGAAGGGCAAGACGCAATAGAACGTTTACAGTCCGTATTGCGGAGTCAATCTCGGCCACAAGAGACAGATGCGCCCCCAAATATTCGTCCTTTAGAATCACTTCCCACAAGAGAAAGAAGTCTCTCTAATATGTTAAATATCAAGGAAACTCCACCACCTAACATACCCGAGGCCATAGAAGAAATACAGAAAAAGGCACCAGAACGTAGACTCAGTATATCCGAAAAAAAAATAATAAGACGACAGAAAGCAGAAGAGGAAAGTCCACCACCCAGAGATTCGCGAAATGTATTGAAAACGGAACAATTGGATAGGAGAAAATCCAGAGCCTCCATGGAAGAAGTCATTGAAGAAAGCAAACAAAGACAAAAAATGCCAGACGAAGATTTGTTTAAAATAGCAAAACAGGGTGGAATTATCTCATCGGTTTTACCGCCAAAACCACCCAAACCAGCGGAACCAGCTCCAGCTCCAGAAAAAGCCCCAGCATACGTTGTAGACACTCCAGAACCTAATATAGAACTCGACTTTCGGGGTAAAGAAATACAAGAAACAAAACAAAAAAAAGAACAACCTACACGCGTAGGGCGGGCAGCACCGCCATTGCCACCAAGACCATCTTTGAAGCCACGCGGGACATCCTTAGACCGTTTTACTAGACGTTCTATATCCTCCGATAATTTAAATCAGCCCCGTTCTATTCCACAAAGGATCCCAGTGATACCTCCACCAAGAACACGACGGGAAAGAAGCCCATTGAGTGATTCGCCTAAATTTGTATAAAAACATATTTATAATTAATATATGTCTCTAATTAAAATTATTAGCGGACACGCGATATTTAATGAAAATGCAGTGGTTATGTCTAAAAAATTTGGATGGTCTCTAGAAAAAGAGTTTAACCCACAACCAAAAGACTTATATGTCGTGTTTGGTTCTCATGAAATGGCTCATCACCTATTGGAAATACAATATAGACTCGGCAATACATTTGGATATATCGTTATGAATTCTGAGCAACGTGATTCACAATTTATGAAAAATAAATATTATATTAGTCTTATGAAACGCAACGTAGTGTGTGATTATAATACATTAACAAGTGCTTATTTGAAAGAGACGTTTGATATTAAAGTTCTTTCTTATTTCTATTTTGAATTTTTACAATTTAATTTAGAGACAAACGAAAGGCCATATGATGTATGTTTTATTGGTAGCAGAACTCCAAAACGAGAGAAAATTTTGAAAGAGTTACAGGAGAAGCACACTGACCTAAATTTCTATATAGATTTTGATTGGAAACATAAAAATAGTGACTCTTTAACAAAAATTCTCCATGAATGTAAGGTAGTTTTAAATATTCCTTATTACGAAGAGAACGCACTCGAAACGCATAGAATTAATAAAGCTTTAGCTTGTGGGTGTAAAGTAATATCTTTGCCGTCATCAGACGAAGATGCGAATGAATTTTACAAAGATTATATTACCATCACCGATGACATCGACTTGTCAATCGAAGGAATCAAGCCCGATTATGAACATTTGATTAGTAATCTGTCAAAAAAATTTAATCCTCATTTATTGTTTGTGATAAATGAAATACATAAAAAGTTATGTAATGATTAAATTATGCTTGGCTGTCCGTTTATGTTGTGCTATATCTGACCTGCGAACAATACTGCCACAGATAAGGCATTCTATTTTTTCTTTATTCCGTTCTGATATTTTTTGTTTGTTTGCTTCACGATATTTTTTTTTATATGCTGATATTTTTTGTTTGTTTGCTTGGTTATATTCTTTGAATTTTTCTTTTTTGTATTCTTTGTTTGCTTGGTAGTATTGTTTGTCATATTGTTTATGATATTGTTTGATTTCTTCTTGTGTTAAATAAGGTCTAACCGTATTCATTTTCGCGTCTATTTCTTCATATACTTCTCGTTCTCTTTTACACGCGTCATATTTGTCTTTACAAGGAAACTTTTCTACCAAAAGCATATTCCAATTGTCCCACCCACCATTTTCACGAATGATTTTATATATTTTATGATTGTGTCCTTTATTTTTCTCATTATTACACACGGATTTATGTCCCCATTTTCGTTTTGTCATATCTGTAGTATGTCCCACATAGCATTGATTTACATTCAAGTCATTACATACAATCTTATATATAATCGTTTTACTATAATCTATAGGAATTTTAGGCATCTTATTATATCTTATGTAGATTTAGTTTTTAAACTAATTTTAAATATATTTGTAATGTATATGTATTCGGTACCCTTGGGTGGTTCAATCCCAAATCAAAACATTAACGTGGGAACAAATCTGAATTTCGGAAATGTGTCCATCGCCAATGCATCGATTGCCACGGCAACTTTTGGAGAATTAAGGACAAATATCTTCTCACAAAATACGTTGAATGTCTCACAGATAAATGCATCAGAAATCAACTTACCCAGTGATTACATTATCCCGTTTTTGAACGTAAGCCAATTAATTGCCTTTAGCGAGTCTTTTGTAGACTTGTCTGCTACCAATATTTCATCAAGCAATATAACGGCCACAAGTGTAATAGCTGACAACGTACAACCGACCTTAACCGCGGGAAACAACATAGATATTTGTGGAAATGTTATATCGTCAACTGGCGTATTACCTTCTATAGGAAATTTTACAGAAATAAACACAAGCACTATCAATGCTTCAAATTTAAGCACATCCGACTTACAATTCGGTTCTAACTTAACTTTAACAAATAAATTATTGAATGTCAATAGTACAACCAATGTGACGCAAAATAGCGGTGACCTAATTACCAGTGGAGCAGTATATAGCGCACTTAACGGTACAGGGATTGGAGACACAAGAAATTTAACCAATATGGAAATATATAATAATCAAAGCGAGAAGCCTATTGTTATTGTTAATACTGAAGTCTTCCCAGGACAAACAAAAAATATTATGCAGGCAACCTATTTTGTTAAATTTGGTACCGACTCTATGGTATCTGCGAATGTTTTTTTTCCTTATGAAGTGGGAGGAAACGGCGCAGACAAAATAGAAGCCCGTATAAAAGTCAAATATAATAATGGTCAAGTCTATACGATTGCGTTTATGGAGCAAATATGGGTCAATAGAGGTGGTGGTGGAACGCGCTCAGGCACACTTTGTCCCCTACAAGGGGCTATTAAAAGTAACACGACGGGCGAATTGATTTTTTTTGTAGAAATTACCAATCGCGCCTCAGAGAGCAACGACGCGTTTCGGATAATACAATCAAACCTCGCTTCGTTTGTAGTATCCGAAGCGTTGGTAAATGACGAAGGAAGTGATTTAAATCTAAATACAGGCAACATACAAGCAGACGAAGCAAACTTTAATAGTCTGAGTATCCAAGAAGGTTCATCGGCAGGACAAGCCAATATTGGCCGAGCAGTCATAGGCAACGACGGACATAGCGATAGGATGGCAATATCTATCAACGGTAACACAGGGGCAACCGACTATGGATTCGCACAAGTAGAGAACGACCAAACGATTATGAACGCCCAATCGTCATCGACCTACAATAGTTTCCGTGTAGAAAATGAAGAAATAGCCTCTATCAACAATATAGGTTTAGCGATTGGTTATGAGACAGCTTTTTTCCCCTTGTCGGTGAGCGGGGATGCATTTATTGACGGGATTGCTTTTATAACGCAAGTAGATACGGCTTTTGTAGATGCCACAAATTTAAGCAGCATAGACGTGAGTTTAGTCAATCTGTCTGCTACAAAGGCATCTATTGATAATTTGAGTGTGGGCAACATTACTATAACGGGCAATGTAACGGCGAATGCTTTGAACCTATCTACAGGCAACCTTGTTCCAGGGGCAAATATAACCGTTGAAAATAATGTTATATCTGCTTATTTGTCTTCAGATAGTCAAGCCAATCTAAGCAGTTTACAAGTAGATAATAATGTAGATGTGTTCGGTGTTTTAAATGTAAGTCAAACCAGTAATTTTCAAGATAGTTTAAATGTAAGCAATAATCTGTATGTAGGCAAATCTGGACAGCATGCTGGAGACATCGTATTATATAGTGGAGTGGTCGGCAACAACTTTGTCCAATCGTTTAATCCTTCAGGCTATGAAGTCAATATATCGGTTACTG